CCAGCCCGACGCCGAACTACTCCGTCGGGCTGGACCAGTTTCAATGCTGTGTGTTGCGAACACAATGGCAACAACGCAGATCGACGGCAGCGTGGTGGCATCAAAACCTGGGACGGCGGCTGGAGTTATCACTGTTTCAACTGTGGCTACACTGCATCGTTTCAACAAGGACGCAATCTCAGTTTCAAAGCTCGGCGACTGCTGTCATGGCTGGGACTGGACAACCTAGAGATTGAGCGCATCAATCTTGAAAGTCTCAGGCATCGCAATGTTCAAGGTATCTTGCAGGATCGCGAGCGAGTCTCACAGTCACTCATGAGCGTTGACTTTGAAGAAGTGGAACTGCCGCCCACGGCCGAATTGGTCACACCCGAGCATGACTTCTTCTGGCAGTACCTACGTGATCGACAAGTGCCTGAGGATTTTCCGGCCATGACACAAATCACCAACGATGGCGTGCACTGGACCAGACCACATGTGATTGTTCCGTTCACACACAACAACAAGATCGTGGGCTGGACCTGTAGATTTTTGGACGATCGACAGCCACGCTACATATCACACAGTCCCCCAGGCTATGTGTTTGGTATAGATCTACAGCATGCACACTGGAGAAGAGTGTTGGTCATGGAAGGAATCTTTGATGCTCTCAGTGTTCATGGTGTGGCCCTGATGCACAATGACATATCAGACAGTCAGGCACATATGATTCGCGGCCTAGATCGTGAAATCACTGTGGTGCCCGATCAAGATGCTGCGGGCATGGAGCTAGTGGACCGCGCTCTGGAACTGGGTTGGGCAGTGAGCATGCCTGAGTGGGGTCGTGATGTCAAAGATGTTAACGATGCTGTACGACATTATGGCCCAGTGGTAACACTGCTGGCCATTCACCAAGCCAGAGAAACCAGCAGAATCAAGATTGAGTTGAGGAAAAAACAAATTGTTAAAAGACTACAGCACTGACGTTCAGCGTTTGTTTTTGGAAATGATGTTGGAAGATGCAGCCTCTTATGTGCGGGTACAGAATATCTACAATCCGCAAAACTTTGATCGCAGTTTGAGACCTGTGGCTGAGTTCATCAAGGAGCATTCAGATCGTTTCAAGGCCATGCCAGACCTCAAGCAAATTTCAGCGGCCACAGGTGTGGTGTTGCAGTCAGTGCCCGACCTCAATGCGGGACACTATGAATGGTTCATGACTGAGTTTGAATCCTTTACACGACGTCAAGAGCTAGAACGTGCCATTCTCAAGAGTGCGGACCTGTTGGAAAAAGGCGAGTTTGAACCAGTGGAAAAGCTGATCAAGGACGCTGTGCAGATATCATTGACCAAGGATCTTGGCACAGACTTTTGGCAGGATCCAGAAGGCATGTTTGCCCGATATTTTGACGCAGGCGGTCAGGTCAGCACAGGATGGCCGCAACTGGATCGGCTGTTGTACGGTGGATTCAGTCGTGGCGAGCTCAACATCTTTGCTGGTGGTTCGGGCTCAGGCAAATCGCTTGTGATGATGAACATCGCCTTGAATTGGGTACAACAGGGTCTGCACGGTGTGTACATCACCTTGGAACTCAGTGAAGAACTCACAGGGCTGCGCACAGCAGCCATGCTCACAAACATGAGCACCAAAGAAATACGCAAAGACAAAGAAACAGCAGCACTCAAGGTCAAGTTGGTGGGCAAAAAAGCCGGCAGTTACAGAGTCAAGGCCTTGCCGGCGCAGAGCAATATCAATGACATACGAGCATTCTTGAAAGAATATCAAATACAGACCGGACACAGAGTGGACTTTGTGATGGTTGACTATCTGGATCTCTTGATGCCCGTGAGCGCAAAAGTCAGCCCCAACGACCTGTTTGTGAAAGACAAATATGTGAGTGAAGAATTGCGAAACTTGGCCAAAGAACTGGGCATGCTGATGGTCACAGCATCGCAGCTGAATCGATCGGCCGTGGAAGAAATTGAATTTGATCACTCGCACATATCAGGCGGCATCAGCAAGATCAATACCGCAGACAATGTGTTTGGCATCTTTACATCGCGGGCCATGAAAGAACGTGGCAAGTATCAGATACAGTGTATGAAGTCCCGAAGCTCGACCGGCGTTGGTCAAAAAATTGACTTGGAGTACAACATTGAAACCATGCGCATTACTGATCTTGCCGAAGATGAACAGTATCAAGAGTTCAAGAAGCGAGCCCCCAGTATCTACGAATCAATCAAGGCCAAGAGCCAAATTGTTGACAGTGAAGCCACAGTCACTGTGCCAGATGAACCTGGAAAGATCTCAGCAGATGTGCAAAGTGCCAAGCTAAAACAACTGCTAGGCAAAATCAAGACATCGTGATCAAAATTGTTAGTTTTGCTCACTACACCTGTGGTGGGCTGTTGTGTGACATGCTCAACAACACTTTCAGTCCGGTGGGCCACAACGGCGGCATACAGTCAATACACCACAATGTGGGCAAAATTGGTGATGCGCCCGAGATCATGGATCAATTTGATTCGCAACAGTTTTTGTGTCATGTACAGCAGTTAAACACTTCACAGTGGATTGGCACACACTGTTGGCTGGGCCACATCAATCTTGATCTGGTTCATGCTGTGATCAATGTGACCACTGAAACTCACAGAAGCAGACTGCTGAGATGGATCAGAGCCTATCATCATTACTATCTTGACAGTGAACCTTGGCGCGGGCTTGCTGGCATGTGTGAAATTGACAAACAGCGAGAAACAGCCAAAAATTATCTCAAATCTTTCAAGGCCATCAATCACCCACGAGTGATCAACTTGGAATTTTCAGATGTGATTGACGGTGGTCCGGCGCTGTTGGCAGTGACCGGTGGCGATGTGTCACATCATGTCAAGCGTTGGAAAACAGTCAATGCCTTTCTGTTTGATCAAAACATATGGACCAGCCCAGCTGCCCAGCGATTCCACGAAGCCGAATACGAAGTAAAATTGAATCAAAGATACAGTTATGAATAGAATACTGTGTGTGGGTGACGGATATGCACATGGACACATCTGGCCTGAGTGGCCTCAGATCATACAGGCCTTGATACCCCAACATCCCACAGTGGTTGTATCGGGCATAGGTGCCGGCAATGAATTTCTCATCAGCGCACTTTTGGATTGTGATCCTGATCATGACACAGTGATTTTTCAATGGGCTCAACCAAATAGATTTGACAAAATCATTCAAGACCACACATGGCATCAGTTAGCACAGCAGGATTCTGTTTATCAAAACAATTTTTATCAAAGCGGGAACAACACATGGTGGTTAAGCAGTGCCAGTCAAATCGCACAGGTGCAACACTATCATGACTTTTATGTGCAGTCCAGACAGCGACAACAAAGACTCATGGATCAGCAGCGTTTGCTCCAGGGTTTTTTGGCCAACGCAGGTTGCAATTTGATTTCAATATCTACCAAAGAACAACAACACTTCAGTTTTGAGACTCGATTCAACCACATACGTGGTACCGAAGTACAACCCAGTCCGCCGGTGCACATGGCCTATCTAGAGGAAAAGGTATTGCCGCATTTAGCGGTGCGTGTGAACTCGGATAGACTGGCACGGCTCAATCAGGCCATCAATCAAACCAAATGGGTGGCTTATGATCCGGACCGGACAGAGCTATGGAATCAAATGGTCAAAGATCTAGATATTGATTGATGGGAAGAGACTGAACATCGCTGCGCTTGACCTGCAAGAACTGACTGCCATCGCGACTGCACAATTTGCCATTGCCCACGATTACCGATCCTGAAGCATACTTGACAGGGTGATCCACTATGAGATCAACATATTCGCCCTCGCCCACACCCAGGGTAATGAAATGAATGTACTGTTTTTTGTCTTTCTTGAACACTCGTGAGTTGGCCACTATGCCAGCAAACTGATAGTATTCGGAGTATAGACTTTGCACACCCATGTTGGGCAAAAATCCTGGCGAATTCCAGGCACCGTGTTCTTGAAAACTGGTCACCGGATCTTCGGTGATCCAGTTGGTGAAGCCCAGCTCACGTAGATCCCAGCCTGCTCGCTTGGCTTCGTTGCGATAGACCCAACGAGCATAACTGCCTTGGCAATGCATCAGTGCTGCTCGCCAAAACTCTCGAGGGTTATGAGCTTTTTGATAGGCCAAGGCCCAGATCAGTCTACCAAGATTCACAGCATGAGCTCGACACAGTCCAAAACCTGACAGGTTCAACATCTCTTGATAGATACTGTCTTTGAGCGGATGATCGCCCAGTCGGTTCATGAACTCCATGACCTTTTCTTCGTTTTTTTTGGCAAACGCACGACGATACATATCGGCTTCGTAGGCATTGACTCCAATCAGTTTCATGATGCGTTCAATGGCATCGTCTTCGCACACAATGGCCTTTTCTCGAACTCCGTCAGCTGTCCAGTCACGGAACCAAGCTGCTTTGCGTCGACCTTCCATGGCCACTGGTCGTACCAAGGCCGTGGCAAACACACAGTCATGTA